ATGCTCTACTACGACATGCAGCCAGTCATTCCAATCAGTACCAGGTTCTGACGAAACCTTGAGTTGCCATTGACTATCTGCTCGCCCTTCCATTTTCTTTGGTGGCGGAACTTCAATAGCTTTCGGCGTAGCTTTTGGTGGCGCTGCCTGCGGCGCAGTCTTTGTTGCTTGGTTCCCATCGTCATCCTCCGTCGCGAGAGAGCAGGCTGCCATCAGCGAATACCTTCTCGCATAGCTCAAAGCACTACCGTAACCCTGCGCGTCATGCTTGATTGCTGGCATGAACAAACTACCAGCAGACAGTTGCTCACCTGATTCGTGAATAAAAGTAGTAGATACCTTCACACCACCATCATGCTCATCTGTCAGTTGCATGAGATAGATGCCATTGTTGTTTAGCGCAGTAATCACAGCCTCTATACACGCCGACAGATCCGCATACTTAGAACGGAAGTGCGGGTTCGTACTGGACTTCAGGGCTGGGCCAAATTCTCGCTGCGCTTTTACTAGCGCCGATGCTATTTCTTTCATGTGGTTTCCTTAGAAGCAGTTGGTGTTGCAGTTTCCAGCGTAATCACAACAGGTAGTGCAGGTAATAAATCTGCCATTCTGTTGGTATGTGTGAGTGGTGCAGGCTGCGTATGCCATGCTGGCGGTCATCATTGCCCAGATTACGATTGCGTATTTCATGACTTCTCCTTTAAATAGGTTTGGTATTGATTACAGAATGGCGCAGCCTGACAGAAGCTATCGCATCGTGTCCTGCCGCCTTCTCTGGTTTCTATGTAGTGTGATTCTTTTTGTTGTCCCGCAAATACTGCTGCGTCTTCTTTGATCTCAAAGACTTTCTTCGCCCGCTTGCCACCTTCTTTCATAACAGCATAGGTGGTCTTCTTTTCCCACATCTCTTCGCTCGTACACTGCGGCATCTTTCCACTGATGCTGGCAAAGTTAGCCTCGTTGTGCAGAGTAAGTCTGCGGCGCACAAACTCTTCACGGTCTTCGTATGACCAGAGTGGAATATCTAATGTGACGATAGGTGATTGTGGGTAAGTATCTTTCAAAGCTGCTTCCCTGCGGCTCCAATCCCGCACGATGCCAATGATCTGCAATCCTGCTACCTGCTCACCTTTCACGCTCTCAACTAGCCATGCGTACAGGTTAAGTTGGTCTATCCATTCCTGCTTCTCTTGCTGGACTGCCCAAGCTGACGTCACTTTATAGTCGGCAATAAGTACCTTTCCATCTACCATTTGCTGTAAATCTATTGCACCAGAAATAGACCAACCTTCAAACATAGTAAACAGGCGCTCTTCTACAATGTGGTGACTGTCTTTGCCATGTTCAAGAATGTTGTGGACAGCAGATCCGAACAGCGACCAGACCATATCACTGGCATCCTGCTCGATATCATCTTGATGTTGGCGGCGAAGTAGAACTAACTGCGGTGGTGATAGTATTTCTGTGACGCTGATCTCGCTGTTGCCACGACTGTACTGAGGCCGTTTGATGACGTTAACAAACGTCTCCGGCAAATTGAATTTATTTGTCAGCTTCATGTTAGCTTCCCACTCGTTTATCTTCTGGTAGCGTTAGTTGGTAGTCATCCCATGCTTCTTCTAGCAACATCGCCGCCTTCATTAGCATGTGTATCAATGCTTCTTGTCGGTCTTCATCTAGTCCTTCGGCGTAACCACGCATTCTGTATGCCATCGTGTAGCACTGTAATTTTCTCGCATCAATCATAAGTTTTTTTCCTTTAACCTAGTTTCAATATCCTCATAAATTTCTCTTCCAGAAAATGCGCCATGAAAATGAAACTCTGATATTTCTGCAATTTCTTCTGCTGTCAAACTTACCCACTTGCGGTCTACTAAACCTAATAAATACTCAATACACTCTGCCGCATGTTCTGCGCGCTTCGCCCTTGTCTTATCTCTGAGTTGCTCGGCATACGATTTACAGTATTCGATACACCAGACTGGATCGTACTTTGCTTCAGGCTCAGGCTCGGTTGTCATGTATTTTCTTTCGTTGCTGTCAATCATAAAATGTCGTTCTATTGCTAGTCCTACCCACGCTGCTCCTAGTGCCTGTTGCTTCTCACCATCTTCATCCAATTCATCACGAATACTATCTGCTAGAGTCAAACATTCACGACCAATCAACTGGGTATACCGTTCCATGAACTTTGTCTGCTCTTCCCAAGAATCATCTTGAGTTGTTTCAGCAGCTTGCGCCCAAAGTTCTTTAATTCGTTCATTCATGTCGGCTTCCTTTCGCCTGTCTCAAATGCTTCTCTATTGTCTGCACTGTTATGCGTAACTAAGTTCAACTCTTCGTCAACTCTTGGATTACACCAGCACGCTGCGTCTTCTACATGCTCTCGAAGATCATTCAATGGCACTACATGAGTCGAAACCCCGTTCTTCTGTAATATGTTTGTCCATACTTGCCATGTCATGTGTTCTTCTCCTTCAAAGCTTTTTCTAATATGCGGTACATACCCAAGGTGCTTGTCGCGCCCATAGCTGCACATTTAAGTTCGTAATGCAAAGTGTTTATCTCCTCATCCGTCAGCCCAACCCATTCTTTCTTTAGTCTAATTGGTGTTATTGGGTAACCGTTTGATCCATCGCCAATTGTGTTCATGTGTTCTTCTCCTTTTTTCTTTGATAGCCATTTCTTTGGCGCTTCACGAAATACTGGCTCCCTGCCTTCTAATACAGCAAGCATACCTTCCATGCCGTTATACATACCGTGAAAGTAATGGTCATAATTCCACGTACCATCACGCCCTTGCACTTCAAGCATTTCTTTTAGCTTTACTAGCGGCTTTGGACACTCTTTACAATACCCGCCAATACCACACTGTCCACCGTCACATTCCGCTGGTTCAGGCTGCGATAGTGCTGTGCGTAGTGCTTCTTCTACTTCTAATACATGAGCGCCGTTTGGATTTGTGCCATGTTGAAACCAATGAAACCAATCAAGCGCCATCTGCATTACTTCTTTATTGTTCATGGCCAGGCTCCACAAACTTAATGGTGTTTAACCTGTCGATTGCCTCTTGTAGTTCTTTTTTGTAGAGATCAACCAACCCTCTGTCTTCTATATCTAATACGTTCTTACCTTTGCCATAGACAGTGTGCATTTCAACCATGTCATTAACAATTTGCATAATCGAAAAATCTAACTTCAACTCCATGTGATCAGCATCATGTTCATGCCAATCTCTAGGTATTTCAGAGCCGTCATTCCATAAACAAATACATAGTTCCAGTCGACCAGATTTAGTTACTTCCTTATGAATCAAGCCGCCTTTAATAGAAATAATTCGTTGTCCCATATACACCCTCCCTAGATGTAGTGCTATAATATGCCTAGATATAGTTCCTGTCAACAGGTGCTGTAAATAATTTGTATGTGTTGCATTCATTGCTACTGGCAATATTTGCCAGTAAGCACTTGACAACATTTGTGTTTTAGTAGGGTTGTGATATTGTTGTATCGGGAAAGCCAGGCAGACTTCACTCTCCTTCAGTTGTGATCTCCTCCCTGTCTGGTTAGTACCTCTCGCTTGAGGCCGTGGTAGCCTCTTTTCCCCGCTTCGGCGGGGGTATTTTTTGTATCAAGACGCATGAGGATTGGCACATAGATTGTCGGTCAGTGAGAATGAAGTCGCGCTCTGCATTGCAAGGCAACGTGTACGGCTCTTAATCCCGAATGAGTGCAACAGGTAGCTCCTGTAAACAGTCCTCAGCCGTGTTGGTACTTGCGGATAGATATAGTGAAGCGGAATGGGTTTTGCCATGGACGCCGTGAGTATCAACAACCAAGACGCATGAGGATTGAGTCAGGTTGGGATCACAACTTGATGGGGTAGATACATCATAAGTAATGCGCACACTGCTTATTGAAATTTGCCGAGATACCAGTCCTCAGCCGTGTTGGGAAAGCAGATGCTGTTAATTTAAACCGAGTGTGGATGCACGGCGCTTAACTTCGCGGATGCAGCGAGTACCAACGCCCCACAAGGGAGTAGCCATGCAATACAACAAGGATCTGATAGAAGACCTGCGCGAGATAGCCATTCTGTACCACGCCAGCAGTCTCCTCTCTTACAAACTACAGGAAGTCTTAGACCGCCACATCCCACATTTGGGTGAGACCTGTATGGAAAGAGGCTGTGTAGATTACACGCTTGCATAAAATAATTTCCTGAATTAATATCTGCCTGTCACTGTATGGGCAGAGACAAATTACCAAGCCCTCAAGCTTTGGTTCTTATCCCTTAAGTGGGAACGTGCCCATACACGGAGAGCCAAACCTTGAGGGTTTTTCTATTTCCGGTGACCGTACCTTCCCACGATAGCAACGAGCCTGCATGGGCTGCTGGGAGAGAAAACACTAGCCGAGGTTTCACCTGCCTGCGAGCTACGCTACCTGTCAGCGAGGGATAGCACAAGAGGGGGAGGCCAGTGGTGATAGACATCTTCCCCATCGAGATAATCGCTGCCTTACAGGGTTGCTAGTATCCAGTAGTTAGGATATGGGCATGGTGTGATAGTTCCCTAATCGCATGCTGCGCACTTAGGGGTGGGCTATCACCCATGGGGAACCTAGAAGTTGATGATACAATACATTGGACACAGCAGGAACTAACTGGTATAAGGAGAGTGAAATGGGTAAAGAAGGAGAGTGGCTACGAGATCATCTGCGCGAGTTTGCAGATCGGCTAGAGCAGTCAGTAGTAGAACGGGAGCGTGAGCGGGCAGTCGTTATATGCCACGCCATGCGGGATGTGGAGTATTCGGCTATGGAGATAGCAGAACGGATTATGGGGAGGGAGTGATGTTAAGCATAGTCTGGGAGGATTACGCCAAGGATCACAGCCTTGATGTTGAAGATAAAAAACTACGCGACATGTTTGAATGGGCATGGCACAGCGCAGTGAATAACTGCTGTAGTCACTTAAACATGATGGGGCAGTTTGGGCTTGCCAATATTCTTCAAGATAATATGAAAGATGAAGATTGGGATTATGACGAATACGAGGAGGAAGAATGAAGCCACGCAACTATGTAGCCAGAGCGACGCAATCAGGCGCAGGCAAGCACAACAGTCAACATGCGGCTCGGGTGAGAGAACAAGCTAAAAGAGCGTTAGTGCATGAGGTTGAAGCCCTTGAACAGAACGAGCTACATTCCAATTTTTGGGGCGTTCCTAACGAGCCCGTTCGTGAAATACGTAAACGACTAGACCCTAAGCTTACGGCGCATGAGATACGTGAGATAAATAACGATAAGGACTAATCATGATCCAGTTCAACAGATACAAACTACGGGATGAGACGCACGATTTCCATGGTGCATTTGTCAGTCTTGTAAATACCCTATCCGCTGAGATTAACGGCGACTGCGACCGCACTATCGGGTTGTTGATGTCTATGGCAGAACGATACCCCATGAACAACAGGATACCTGTGGTGGCAGCCAGGCTCTACTACTGGGGCAAGGTCAGTTGGTCAACCATTGAGCGGATGATCCCAGCCAAGCTACCCACTACTTTCTTTTATGCTCAGGAGTTGGTTGGTTGTCTGGGGTTTGAACAGGCTGCCCGCAGGTGGGGGATAGACGAAGATTTATGGCGGCTGTATCAAGGGTTTACTAACGAAGATCATCCACCACCAGACAGAGTCGTTGGAACGGTTAGCTATCAGCCACATAACAGTGGATTCTTTTCTGTGATGGAGAACATCGTCGCCGCGCATATTCTTGCAGAGTTAGAAGGCAAGCAGGTGATAATTGATTTGGATGGTAATTGGTGGAACTACGACGAAGCGTTCGAAGATATCTTTGAAGGCACGTTTGAGTTTACTAGGAATGCGAAGGTCACTAGCCTACCCATGATCCGGTTTGAACACATGCGGGATAAGTGGATGAATGCTGATACCAGATTGGCTTCATACCTAGCCAGTATGAAATCAGACTACTACAACGCTATCTATTTCGACATATCTAACTATGCCGCGCCATCGCTTAATGTTGATTCGGCTGGCGTGATGTTTGTGCGTGGTGGTGACAAGCTGCACACAGAAACTCTGATGCCGCCAGTATCATTCTTGCGGCGTGATCTGAAGTGGATGGCACAACGATGTGACGAACGGTACGTACTTTCTGATGATAAGAACTATGGCGAGCGTGTGGCTTCTCTTGATTCATTTGTTATAGACCGCAGTCATCAGGTTGAAGGTGGATACCATCACATCCCACATCGCAAGGTTAGTTGCATGAATCTACTCAGCAATTACTTGATGATGGTGGATGCGAAAGAGAACATGAGCTGCCCGTCAGCTAACATAGTGAACGCTGCCAACTGGAGCCGGAACGATAAAGAGAACTACAGTTTATCCAATCCAGTCCACAGATACTTACTCATATAGGTGAAGCATGGAGACGTTTGAATACTTAACTCTGTTAGGGGGAATCATGATTGGGATGGGTGTGTTGTTGTTCATCATTGCAATGTGTGTTGCATATTTACTTGGGGAATAGAATGAATATAAATTTAGATAAACTAACAATAGATGCAGGTACACAAGCGAGAGCGAAGATAGATCAAGAGTTGGTTGCTGAGTACACAGACCTACTTAAAAATGGGACAGTCTTTGATCCGGTCACACTCTTCTATGATGGCGCGCAGTATTTCTTAGCGGATGGATTCCACCGTTACTTCGCCAATCGTAAGGCCGGATCACCAAACATCAACGCAAAGGTAATTGAAGGAACATTACGCGATGCGATTCTGTTTAGCTTCTCTGCTAACAGTAAGCATGGCCGCCGCCCGAACGCTGCGGATAGACGCAAAGCAGTCACCACTATGTTGATGGACATTGAATGGCAAGAGTTCAGCGACCGTGAAATAGCCCGCATCTGTGATGTCAGTCACACCTTGGTTGCCACCATACGTAAAGAGTTGAATGCATCCAAGGCTGACACTAAGTACATGCGTGATGGTAAGCAGCAAACCATGAAGCCTAAAGCGGAGAGCAAAGCGTATCAAGAAGAACAGTTTGATGAAGCAGCGATAGAAAAAGAAATACAGCAAGCAGCATCAGAAAATTTACAGAAAGAGAACGAAGACCTGAGAGATCAATTGACAGTTGCGCTTGCTGCAAGTTCTGATGATGTAGAAAAAGAAAAAGCACAGTCAGTTATTACTGAACTACGCGCTCAGATCCGTATGCTTGAAGTAGAATTAAGAGCTATGACTAACTCGCGTGATCAGTTCCAGTCAGAGAACATACAACTCATGAAGCAAGTAGCTATGCTTCAAAAGAAGTTGAACAAGTTAGAAGGTAAGTAGTCTATACCCACGCCAGCGGGTTAGTGCTGGTAGTCTAAGGAGAGTTATGCTTAACCTACGTTCCTATCAGGAGCAGACCCTTGCTGCCCTGCGCGAAGGATTTGCTAAGGGAAAGAAGTGCCAAGTGTTATATGCACCAACCGGTGCCGGCAAAACAGAGATGGCTATCGCCCTGATGGCCGCAACAAAAAGCAAAGGTAACAAAGCGGCGATGTTGTTAGACCGTATTGTTCTTTGCGATCAAACCAGTAAACGATTAGAGAAGTACAAGATAGACCATGGCGTAATGCAGAGCGGCCATTGGCGCTATCGTCCATATGAATCCATCCAAGTATGCTCGGCTCAAACACTTGAGCGCAGGGGTTCGTTCCCAGGGTTAAACCTTTTAATCGTGGACGAGTGCCATCAAACACGCGAGCAAACAGTTCAGTTCATCAAAGACAATCCTGATATCCGTGTCATCGGTTTGACTGCCACCCCATTTACAAAAGGGCTTGGCAAGATATACGACAACGTGGTGTCTGTCGTAACTACCAAGCAGTTGGTAGATGATCAGGTACTTGTACCTTTGCGTGTGTTCATAGCCAAAGAGATCGACATGACCGGCGCGAAGAAGGTAGCCGGAGAGTGGAGCCAAGCAGAGACTAGCACTCGTGGCATGAAGATCACCGGCGATGTGGTTCAGGAATGGGAAAAGAAAACCTTCGAGATATTTGGTGAGCCACGCAAGACTATTGTTTTTGCTAGTGGTGTGGATCATGGCGTACATCTGGCTCGAAAGTTTGAAGCTAGTGGGTATAACTTTATCTGTATTAGTTACAAGGATGATGACGAGTGGAAGAAGCAGGTCATCGAAGACTTCAGCAAACCAGATACAAAGATACATGGATTAATTGCCACCGATATCTTGACGAAAGGATTCGACGTCAGCGATGTGATGATCGGTGTCTCCGCTCGTCCATTCAGTAAGAGCCTGTCCTCTCACATCCAACAGATGGGGCGTGTGATGCGCGGCCATGAGGGTAAAGAGTTTGCAGTCTGGCTCGATCACAGCGGTAACTACCTGCGCTTCCGTGATGAATGGGATGAGGTATACGAGCAGGGCGTAGAAGAACTGGACGAGGGTAAAGAGAAAGCCAAGCGGGAACCAAGCGAGCGTGAGAAGCAAGACTCTAAGTGTCCTCAATGTGCTGCCCTGTGGCCGGCTAGTTCTGACACTTGCTACAACTGCGGCCATGTTCGAGAGAAAAAGAACAAAGTAATTAGTTTGCGCGGTGAGTTGGTTGAACTGACTGGCCCTGCATTGCGCGAGGGTAAGCAGCAGTTTTGGAATGAGTTGGTCTGGTACATCCGTGTTCAGGGTTGGAGTAAAGGACGCGCAGCGCATACATACAAAGACAAGTTCGGTGTGTGGCCGAGAGGGTTGCGGGATGACACGCCCTGTATGCCAAGCGATACCACGCGCAGGTTCGTAGACAAGAAGCTTAAACAATTCTTACGCACGGTGAGGGGATAACATGGATTTCCTAGACTTCTGCCGTGGTCACGGCATCATCATTCACGATCTGCCACCTGTCGGTGTATGGAAAAGGTACGGCACGGACGATCACCCGCGCAGCAAGAACGGTGCGGTTAAGTATATGCAGACACATGGATTCGTTCAGAACCATGCGACATCGACTGTCGTATCCATTTGGAAACCGGATCAGCCTGTGCAGATAGATCGCACGGCAGCCATGATATCGGTACGCAAAGCAGAGGAAGACCAACGCAAGCGACAACATCAGGCTATGCAGCGCGCTGTCGGTATGCTGAATGGCAGTGGCCTCAGCACCCATCCGTATCTGGAATCAAAAGGATTCAAGGACGAGCAGGGCAACGTCCTATGGCAGAACGGCAAGCCACTACTGCTGATACCTATGCGGGTGAACAACAACTTGGTAGGACTACAGCAGATAGACGAGGACGGCCAGAAGAAATTCTTGTACGGACAACGTACTAACAACGCTACGTTTAACTTCGACAATAAAGGCATGAACATTTTGTGTGAGGGGTACGCTACGGCATTAAGCATTCGCATTGCGATGAAGCAAATGAAGAAGCGGTATAACCTGCACGTTTGCTTTTCTGCCGGCAACATGGTGAAGGTGGCCGCCACCCTGGAGGCCGGCCTGGTCATTGCGGATAACGACGAGTCAGGCACAGGGGAGCGGGTCGCTAAGGAAATTGGCTGGCCGTATTGGATGAGTGACAGGGTAGGCGAGGACGCCAACGACTATCATCAGCGCCTCGGTTTGTTTGCATTCACACAAAGCTTAACGTCAATGCTCAGTCGTAGAACGGAAAGCCTGACCCATTGACAATTGGCCTTCGGTAAAAACGGACACGGCATTGAGCGACTGCATGATCTCTATTCCAAGTGAGAGACAGCGGTCGCCCTTGCCTGACCAATCAGAGATGACGCGCACGTTTCCATCCGCATCTTCAATGATGTGGACGGAGAACGTGGCGGGGTGATTAACATTCATTATGTGCAGCCTCGTAATCAAGTATTGCCCTGCCTATTAACTCAGGGATTTGTGGTACGACCGCATTACCTAGCTGCCTAAGTCGGTGTGTCCTGCCGGAAACCCCATTAGCCACTCGACCCACGTTGGGTTCAACTGCCCACCAGTTTTCGATTGGTTGTCCGTCCATTGAACTGCAACGTCCAAGGTATCCCAACTCACCTTGCCGTCCCTGATTCGCCCACCAATGTAACCGCCCTTGTGATCCCTTGCGGAGGGAGTTGGCCATAACTTCTGCCGGACTTCCGCATAGGTCTGCCCCCATGTAACTTGGTCGCGCAGATTCGACGGTGACGTTCGACCCGCTCGGACTTCGTTCATGTCTTTGATGATTGCTCTGGCTGTTTTCGGGGCCACTGCGTCGAAGCTTGTCGGAGTAGCCCACGACCCAGACTCTGTCCCTTTGGTGAGGTGCGCCAACGGATCGAGCGGGTATAGAGTGCCATTCCGCATCAAACCCGAGCGCAGAGAGGCAGCGGAGGACTTCGTCCAATCCTCGAGCGCGAAGGGCTGCAACATTTTCAATGATGACGTACCTCGGCTGCGTTTCTTCGATGAGTCGGTGGAACTGATACCAGAGACCGGATCGTTCGCCCGCGAGTCCGGCTCCGAGTCCAGCGACACTGATATCTTGGCAAGGGAATCCTCCGCATATAACGTCAACTGTTTCATGTATATCCTTTGCTGAGAGGGTTTTAACGTCCTCGAAAATGGGAACGACAGGCCAATGCTTTCGCAATACCTGTCGGCATACTGGGTCAACTTCGCAGAATGCAATAGTCCGCATACCTGCGCGCTCGAGCCCGAGGGAAAACCCTCCGATGCCCGAGAACAGGTCTAATACATTCATTCGATAAGCCCCTCCCAGATGCGGCAGTAGCCTACCAACCACCCGAATTGAAACTCCGTTAAGTTGTCGCGCATGATTAGGTCATCCGCACTATCGAACGGCAGGTCATTGTCACGGCAGAACCGCAGCAACTCGCGGCTCATGACAATCGAGATGTATTCATTACGGTCATTATTCATCTGAATCTACCTCCATGTCTTCTGCAATCCATGCCATCGCTGTGCAGATGTCATCCCAATCTATCGGCGCATTAAGTAGGTCGCAGGTCTCGCGATGATCGTCGAGCGCGTCCCATATTGTTTTAATCCATGTTGCTTTATCGTTCGCGTTAAGCTTGCTCATTAGAAAACCTCCGAAGTAGTGGCGCGCGCCGAAATTTCATCATCGATAGCGGCCACAGAATCCCACTCTTGGAAGTTGCGCGCGTGATCATCATCCGGCACTCTCTTCCACAGTTCTTTTTGGCATTCGTGCAACTCGTCATCCGTAAGCTTAATAAATGGGAAATAATCGCCCAAACAATTTAAAACATCCTCATAGCTATCAGATGCAAAATTTTCGTAAACGTCCGTCATGCTGCTGTCCGTCACATGCAAAACAAAGCGCGCATTATTTGGGTGATCGCGTAGAGCCGGATCCGCATAGTCAATCCACAGCACCATTATTTTTTCATCCGGCAATTCGCGCACCCAACATGGCATCACATTGTTATGCCAAGAGTTATCTACAAAGCCGGCCGGTATTTCAACGTCAAGCTTAAAATCAGGGAATTCAGTTTTATACATAGCAACACCCTTTCACAATAGGAAAAGTAAACAAAGAAAAAACCACATCACAAGAAAGCCGACAACACCGGCCAAAAATTCGATAACGGCGCTCATATCGTGCAACACCCGCAACACGGAGCGTCTTCACACCGGCCGCGATTATTTCGGTAAAAAGTTTTAGCCCCTTGGTCGCCGATTAACGTAATCGATGCCACGCCGGAGGGCGCGCGCTTTATCAGCACGGCTCTACCTCGGTTCCATTCGATTAGATCGCCGGCTATGATTCGGGCGCCGGTAGTGGCACATCGGCCGGCGTATTTTGCTGTAATAGTTGCCATTAATAATCCCTTCCCTTAATTTGTACAAATCCGTTCACTTCCTTGCGCGCTTTTCCCTTGGCGTATAAAGCCACCACCACACCGGCCGGCTCGATGTGACGGACGTCCGTATCGTCGCCATCGATAACAGTCCATCCTCTAAAAGTTTCCGGTATATCCGCTCTATTTTGAAACACTACGGCCGTTCTCTGATTTGCTGTATTAGTCAATCCTTTAATGCTAATTACCTTCGGCGTAATAGCCGAGAATGAATAGGTAAGGTCATAATTACCGGCCGTTTTGCCGGCCAGATTACGGCTCGGATGCTTCGTGTAGTCATAAAAAGTTATTTCAGGGAAAATCTGGAAAATCGTTTTTCCGTCGATTTGAATATTCTCAAATGCGATGTCAGAAGTACCATTCGGCCGAACTAGTGGAATTAATCCTAGTTTTTCGGCTCGGCGCTTATGCGACCATATGTCAGCACATAAGGACAGCATAAAAGCGCGTCGATTCTCATAAAACAAATGGGTTTTATTTGCTCTGGCTAGCTGAACACTATTAAAAGCGCCACGGCCGGCCGATTTAAGACAGCCGTCAAAACATCCGGCTTGGATAGCGAACGGGCACAATTTTGCATCCGGCACTAAGTAGCAAATAGCCGTGAGATAACCTATCTTTTGTCCTTTGATTGTTTTGGCGCTTGATTCACCTAAGATCGGCCGATAGGTTAGTCCTTCGGTTTTTAATTGTGCTTTGTAAGGGTTTTGCATTATCGGCTCCGAATTAATTAGATTGAGGAACAAAGCAACCATTGATTACATCTAGATACCTAAACAATCCTGTCTCCTTAATGATGTCAGCGATCTCATTTGCTGTTTTTTTGGTTGTCGCTGATCGCTGAAGTATTGCTAGTCCATTTGCTGCGTATCTAGGATCACGTGCGGCCATTGCTACAAAACGATCTACTTGTTTGTTGGTTGCTTTGTTCATTTTTCTCGCTCCTGTGGTTATGGTCTCGTCAGTACTGTAATAAACAGCAGAGCGGATATAAATCCGCTTTCGACCTAGTTATTTGGTTTTTTTAGTTATTTTGTTTAAATGAGTAAGCCGGTGCTTTAAAACAGCTTTTGCAATTTGACCCATGTTGCCTTCCATTGCTGGCATGTCGTACAGCGTATTTTTAAAGCTTACGCACATTTGAAAACCACATAAAATTGCAACTGTCTCTTGCTCTAATTCGCTCAGTTGGTTAAATAATGTATTCATTTTTCTCGCTCCTGTTATTAAGTTAATGATTGTCAGTGCATGGTTATTCTCTCGAATAATCGGATGCAATGCAATACCTCTCAGCAAATAAAGTATTGTATTCATTGATTGTATTTTCTTATCGTCGGCCAGGCTTTGATTGCTTTTCTCTATTTGTTCCCCCTATAATGCGCACGTCAGCGCCGGCCGCGCGCGCAGGAAACCCGAAGGGAATCGGTACAGCATGAAACAAGTAACTAGGAAAGAACTAAGGGAAGCAATAAGCACTAAGGGAATAGAACCGTCCTTACGTTTAGGCCGTACTGGACTAACAGCAAAGCAAAAGCGATTCGCTGAGGGTTTGGTATTAGAGGGTTTAACCGGTGCTGATAGTTACCGGCAAGCATACAACGCGAAGGGAAAGCCGAAAACTGTCGGGAACCATGCAAGCGCGCTTAAGCAGCATGAGGGAATCCGGCGGGAAATTGAAGCGCTCGAACTAGCAAAACAAGTGAGTACATTGCATTCAGCCGAAGCTTTGAGGTCACTTGTTATTTCGACGCTCACAAAAACCATCATTGACGAGGACACAAAGCCGGCGACTCGCATTCAGGCCGCGAAGATTCTCGGACAAGTAACTGAGGTATCAGCATTCACTACGCGCTCGGAGGTAACAGTAGTTCAGGACAGCGGAGCGATTCGCTCGCAGATACTCGATCAACTGAAATCGATGATGCTATCAAGCGATGATGCTGTAGACGTCGACGCATCCGACCTGCTGACCGAACTGGTAGGCGCTGACCCCACCGTACCCCCACCCCCCGAAATGCAAAATGGGACTCCGGCTACCGACCTGCATACTATTCCACTCGAACCATCCCAATCTTTTTCCGATTCTGAGGAAGACCCCCCCTTGTCCGAGGATTTGCCTACCCCCCAGGGGGATATATTTTTGGAGAAAGGGAAATAGTTATCAAGTGGTTACTGGCAAGTTTTGCCAGTAAGCGTTTGACAACATTTTATATCCATGACGGTATTACTTATAAATCGGAGCATGACGGCTAAGAGAAGTGAGATGTCGTATGAGGAATGTGTGGAGAGAGATATGACGCCGGCGCAGAGGGAAGTGTTCTTGTGTATAGATGAGTGGTGGAAGAAGTATGGGTTTGGCCCGTCTATACGGGATATATGTAATGTACGGGGTAA